ACATCCTTGTCGACTGAACGATTGCCTGGCTTTCTTCGCCTTGTTTGTACTGCATTTGCTTGGGCAGTTTCCCAATTATAGTGGCTTCTGACTCCGCTATTACGTCTTATTTCACGAGACACTGTACTTGCACTTACATTTATAGCCTTGGCAATATCTTTTTGTTTCGTTCTATTTTGGAGTAGCACAGAAATTGTGTACCTTTGCTCCGAGGTTAATTGTTTGTACATTGCAATGCAAAATTAATTAGTGTTTACTGAATAATTTATAACTCTCTGATATTTAAGTTTATATAACTTTATTTCTTTGTTTGTTTAACTAGAAAATCGTACCTTTATATAGTTAAATCCATAGCAAGATGAAGTTTTACGCTCCAAAATACAAGCAACTTAACCTCGGTTTGCTCCGCTCATCCCTTGATGAGTTGGACAAGACAAACCGATGGGTGGCTCTCGGAGACCTTCTTCCATGGACAGAACTTGAGAAGGAATACAACTCAAGGTTGGACAATCAGAAGAAAGGTGCAGGGAACAAGCCGGCACGCATGATTCTCAGCGCAATGATTATCAAGCACAAACTAAACCTGAGTGATGCCGAGACCATCGAGATTATCAGAGAGAGTCCCTACATGCAGTACTTTTGTGGATTGCATGAATTCACCGACAAGCCTATATTCGACCCAAGCCTGTTCGTCACGATACGCAAGCGAATCTCTGAGGAAGAACTCAACAAGATGACAGTCAAGCTTCTCGACAAGCAGAGGCGTCTTCTTGAAGAGAAACGCAAGCGTGAGGAAGAAGAGGCGAAGAAGAATGATGAGGACCCGCCGACTCCGAAACCAGAGGATCCGAATGCCGCTTCCTTCACCGACTCAAAAGGTCGCGAGCACAAGGGAGTGCTGAAGATTGATGCTACCTGTGCCGATGCAGAGATGCGTTATCCTGTTGACGTTGATATAATACATGATGGTTGCCGCAAGGTTACCGATTATATTATAAAGGTGTGCGATATGTTTGAGCTGCACAAGCCACGCACGAACTACAAGCATGCACGTCAGGCATACCTTCAGCTTGTCAAGAAAGCCAAGAAGAAAGGCAAGATGGTGCGTGATACTATCGGGGTGATGCTCAACTACTTGCGCAAGGACATCCGCATCTTAATGGACTTGCTTGCAAAGAACAAGACGTACTACGAGAGCCTATTCCTATATGAGAAACGCACCTTGACTGCAATCCTCACGATGTACCATCAGCAGGAGGAGATGTACAGGTCAAAGACTCATACTTGTGCAGACCGTATACTGAGCATCTTTCAGCCACACGTCCGTGCCATTGTCCGTGGAAAGGCCAAGGCAAGGACTGAGTTCGGAGCCAAGATAGGTGCAAGCATAGTCGAGGGCTATACGTTCATCGACCACCACAGCTGGGATGCCTATAACGAGAGCCAGGACCTCTTGCTACAGATTCAACTTTTCAAAGAACGCTTCGGCTACCTTCCGGCCACCATCCTTGCGGATAAGATTTACCTGAACAGGTCAAACCGAGATATACTTGAGGATTTTGAAATCCATTCATACTGCAAACCGTTAGGGCGACCACCGAAGGATCCTCCTTCAGATGAGATGAAATCCAGAATGGCCAAAGCCATCGGGGAGCGCAATGAAATCGAATGCTCATTCGGTACTGGCAAGAGAATCTATCGAGCCAATGACATAAGAGCCAAGCTTCCAGATACAGCACGATGCTGGACGGGAATGTGCTACTTCGTTAAAAACGTGATGAAGTTCCTTAGGGAACTTTGTCTTGCCCTGACCGAAATCTGGCGGTTTTTCATCATTATCGTCACTATGAGGGTCTACGTCTGCTACCCTCTGTCTGTGAAGAGATAATAATTCAGCAGACCCTAATTATTTACAAATATTATTTCACATGAAGAAAAAAATTTACTTAATTCTTAGTATGATTATTACGACGTATGCATTTGGTAATGCCAAAGAGCATATTAAGACGGATTCAACGTATCTTTTACAGGAAGTCGTTATAAATACTACGCGTATCCCTGAAATAAAGTCTAATGCTGCTGCAACAGTAACAATTATTGATCAAAAGCAAATTGCAGCAATGAGTAAAGCTGAACCTGATTTATCTCACCTTTTAGGTTTACTCACTCCAAGCATGGCGTTAGCAAGCAATACAACAAGTTCACGCTCACAAACTCTTCGAGGCAGGGGTGCTCTCATATTAATAGACGGGATTCCACAATCCACTCCATTAAGATCTACAGACCGAGATATACGCTCTATAGATATTTCTGCTATTGATCACATTGAAATAGTAAAGGGTTCGACTGCATTATACGGAAATGGTGCTATCGGTGGTGTGATAAACATTATCACAAAAAAGAATACAAAGAACAAAAAAATTGCCGGTGAGTCTTCTCTCTCAGGTTCAACTTATAATTTCTATCATGGAACACAAGGAATGGGCTATCGTGTCAACCAACAACTTTATGGTTCTATAGATAAATTAAACTATCTTGTTAGCGGTTCTTTTGTAAAAACAGGTAGTAGTATTGATGGTTCTGGTGAATATATCTCTCCACGCTATGGGTTAGGTGATACTTATACGTCAAACGCTCTTATTAAATTAGACTATGCATTATCAGCCAAAAATAAAATAGAATTTATGTATAATTTCTATCGGAGCTTGCAGCATACTGCTCTTGTTCAGCAAAAAGGAGAATATCTAAAGAGTCCAGCTATAGGTATCTTCGGTGAAAAAGACCCACAGGCTGTCGATGAAGGTACACCATATAATCATAATGCGTATCTAAAATTTTCCGCTCGTAAATTATTTTCAAATACAGATTTTGAAGCGTCCATATATGGTACAAGTTTATATACAATATTTGATTTCAGAAAACATAACCCGAAAAAACCGCGCTGGGAAGAAAAAAGTGGACAAGCTACCATCAAAGATCAAAAGATTGGTTTCCGTTCTCAATTTAATACATTCTTGTCAATATCTGACAATCTCTTCACTCGTCTTACTTATGGATATGATTATCTTTTAGATAAAACCTCTCAGCCACTTGTAGATGGACGTTATTGGGTTCCTAATCTTCAGAGTAGTAATCATGCTCCATTCTTGCAAACAAAGACAACTCTTTGGCAATGTCTTAATGTAAAATTAGGAGGACGTTATGACGTTATAGATGTCAATGTACCTGATTACGATATATTGCGTACAAAACTCAGCAGTCCTGAAGTACATGTTAAGGGAGGTAAATTAAAATATGATAATTTCTCATTTAATGCAGGTATATCTTTCAATAAGTTGTCGATATTTCAACCTTTCGCTGCTTTTTCGCAAGGTTTTTCTATTTTTGATTTAGGGCGGACGCTGCGTGCAGCTAAAGAAGACGTTTTATCCAAGATTATTACTGAGCCAGTAAAGACAAATAACTTTGAATTAGGTGTATACTCTGATATCAATCATAGGTTACAGCTAAATGGATCTGTTTTTTATACTTATTCAAAGTTGGGAAGCGACCTTAAAATTGATGAAGCTGGTTTTTGGGTAGTCAACCGAACACCTCAAAAGGTATATGGAATGGAATTGAATGCAGATGCGCAAATATTAAACAACTTAAAAGCAGGTGCCAATTTCACATGGTCCGAGGGGAAGCTCAAGTCTACTTCAGACAAATGGGATACCTATATGTCTAACATATCTATCCCTGCAGCCAAGTTTGCTATGTATATTGATTATGCTCCCATTAAGAATATGTATATGCAGCTACATTACGTTCATACAGGAAACCGTAACCGCTTTAACACCACAGATAAAGGTAAATATAACGAGGGAGAAGGAAAAGTTAGTAGTATAAATTTACTCAACTTTTCAACAAGAATAAGTTTAAAGGATTGGGAACTTAATTTAGGTATCTCAAACTTGCTTAATAATACTTATTATACACCAGCTTCTATGTTGATGGCAAGAGATGCAGAGTATGCGCATGCTGATGGACGTAAGATAACATTAACTGCTACATTTAAGTATTAGAAACTGAGGTCATAATGATGACCAGCATTAAATATATATTGGGAGCTCTACAACAATGTTCTCAAATAATATGTTCAAAAAGTTCATTTTTTGATGCAAATTAGAAGAATATAATTCTTAAGAATTTCGAACTGGTATATAATAATGAGTCAAAATGGAGCGTCAATGCTCCATTGCAATAAGTACGAATCTATAATATTGAAACAAACCCTCTCTTAAAAGATAGAAAGTGCCATATCAACACTCGAAAACAGAGTTTGATATGGCTTTCTTAATATGCTCGTAAGTATCTGATATAGAACGCCTTTAATGATGGTTAGTTAGTAGTCCCTTGAAAAGCATTTAACTATCTGGTTATCAATAAAATAATCGTTTTCAAACTTGCATGTTTCTACAAAGTTTTGTACCTCTTACCTTTGCATCCGATTATAGAATTAACTTCTGGTAACAGAAGTGAGGCTTATTTATCGTAGTTTTGCTAGTGAAATAGGCCTTGAGGGGCGAGGAGATTTCGTACCAGGTAGGTGTAATCCATATCGCTATAAAGAGATGCCCGTCCCTCTTTTCATTATCTTCTAGAGTCAGGACAAAGTATCTAAGGACATTTCTAAATGATCAAGTGTAGATCCAAGAGTTAAGGCGCAGGAAGGTTTTGGTCTATATTCATAACATTATTAACTTAAAGTTTTAGCTTATGAGACCAAAATTGTTGATGGAAAATGACTACATTTTAAGACAATGTGTAGGCATTGACGTTTCCAAAGAGACGTTGGTAGTTACCATGTGTATGTTCAGCTTCGCAGAGGAGGCTCACAACTCCGACGTCAAGACGTTCAAGAACAACAAGACTGGCTTTAACCAGCTGGTAAAATGGAGTCGCAAGGAGGCTTACACCGATAAACCGCTACGGTATGTCATGGAGGCCACAGGCGTGTATCATGAAGAACTGGCCAACCATCTCGTGAAGATTGGTTGCACCGTAATCATCATGATGCCGAACAAGGCAAGAGAGTTTGCCATTTGGGAGGGGATGATCTCCAAGAATGACACCATCGACAGCCGTGTGTTGGCCCTTGTGGGATGTGTGAAGAGGAGTATGCGTCCATGGCAGCCGAGCAAGGAGATCTATCACGAACTGAGGGCTATGACAAGATTTGCCCAGGACGCGAAAAAGCTGCGCCTTGCGCTCAAAAACCATCTCGAAGCCTTGAAACACAGCCATCAGGCTGAGAAAAGCGTAGTCAAACATTACGAGGCTATGGTGTCGTATTTGGACAAGCGTCTGAAGATGAACCTCAAGAACATGAAAGAGAAAGTCGCATCTGACGAAGCTCTTAACAAGAAGGTAGAGAACATCATTACTGCTCCCTCACTTGGCTTCACCTCTGTGATTACAGTCATTGCTGAGACTAACGGCTTCGCGCTCATCCAGAACAGAAAGCAACTCACCAGCTATGCCGGCTTCGATGTCAAGGACAACCAGTCGGGGAATGTAGAAGGGACGTCCAGAATCTCAAAAAAAGGCAACTCCCGTATCCGTGCCATACTTTATATGCCTGCTGTGCAAGCCCAACTGCGCAGCAAGCATCTAAAAGAAGCCTACAACAGGATTGTGCAGAAGCATCCCGACAAGAAGATGATAGCAGTCACTGCCATAGAACGCAGACTACTGCTCCTTATCTATGCTCTCTGGAAGAGCGACAAACCTTATGACGAAGACCACAACAAGAAGAAATAACACTTAATCCATAGCCAATTACACGAAAAGAGGCTGGAACAGTTTGACACGCCTCCAACCTCACGTGATAGATGCCTGAAATCAGGTGTCTTCACTTGTCGTGTGCAATATTACGAAGATTTTTTGAAATGTGCGACTGTTTTATCCAAAAATATTAAAACCTTAATAATCTATACCTGAAAACACCGAGGGGCCAGGGGGCGAGAAGCCCCCATCAGGCTGAAAACATATAAAAAAACAAAATGACGGTAATTAATCTTTCTTAACTCTTTTTTATTTGAGATTAAAACAGTACCTTTGTATTTACCAAATAGGTCGTTTTAATAGTATGGGACAACTAATGCTTAATTTTGATTTTGGAGAAGTAGCCGAGCGAGTAACAAAAATACGTCGCCGTACTTTTACGCAGCCCAAAGGCGATGCTACCATTGTTAGCACGAAAGACCGATTGGAAAAGCGTAACCGCACCATTATTGCACGTTATTACTATTGGACGGAAATCAAGCGCAGGCGGTTCGATGACGTTATGAAAATACTTACCGACTACGAGTTTTTTGTAGGCGAGCGCACTGTTCAGAACGTCCTCATTAATTACGATGCTTATTTAAAAGAACTCCACACTCAACACCCCACCGCCCGACGATTGTTGCGTGCATATCCAGGCTTCTCGTGGAGTTAATCGAAGAACTCCGTTTCATATACTACCTTATACACTTTCAAGTCATCAGCTCTGCGCTCAGGCGTGGAGCTGATGCGTCTTAAAGGGTCAAAGAGTCCGCCAGCGTTCCACCATTGCAAGGCGTTGTGTAAGGCTTGAAGTACATCGAAGCGAGCCAATGCACGCTCACGGACGAAATTAGGCGCAGCTGCATTGGTGCTGCCTTGAAGGTTGAACACGACACGGAGTTCTATCCTTGCGCCAATGCGCTGTCGTCCTCCTGAAAGCGTTTCACATTGTGGATAGCTAATATCTACCAAGCAGGCAGGAAAGGCAAGCGGAGGGCGACCTGACACGTTAAGCTGTGCCTCGTCAGCATCAACCCATTTTATTTGTGGTACGGACGTTTTAATATAGTCCGTAATGGTAATGAAAAATTCCTTGTTCATTGTTATAAACTTTTAATGTAGTTCTCTATTCTTTCTTTTATTTGCTTGTTGAGTTCCTCACTATCGCCCATGAATTGGCGTTGCGGAATATGAGCCGTGCGCGTATGCGCCTTTACAGGTACATCGCCCTTTTTAGTTCTGCGGTTATGAGCAGACACTTGCACCGTACCGTTGTAACCCTCGTTATGAGCTTTGGCGTATGTAACCTTTTGGTTGCCTGCTGCAATAACAACACGGTCTTTGGTTATCACTATCGGACGAATACTATTGAGCATAGCCCCCGAATCGATGAGTAGCGAGCCACGTCGCTTTGCCGTCTTTGCAGGTGTCCACGGATTGCCGTCGAAAGCCTTTTTATGGAAAGTCTGCTTGTAATACTCCGTTGCAGTCTCGGCTACGATGTCGGCAACGTCCTCCATAAGTTCGTCGGGCATCGTTCGGAGGTAGTCTTCAAGTTCTTTTATGTTCATAATCTTTTGCTATTTAAAGAAATAAGTTGTAACTTTGCAAGTGCAGTGTTGGCTTCGGGAACAATCAAACGGAACATCCTCGCAGATGATAGGAATACCGCAATAGGCTGATATTTGACAGCGAAGCCCAACATCAATCTGAAGAAAAGGTGCAGACACCACTATCCAACCGTATGACGCGGATTTGCCACGAGTGGCGAAACCAAGAATTAGGACGGCGGACGTAAGGACTGCACCTTTCCGCTTTTTATTCCTTCCTGTATATCAGCAAGCCCTTTCTTACTTTATCATCGTAAAGTTCGTACCATGACTTAAAATTAAGTTTTCCGTCTTGTATCTTACAAACGCAAACAATAGCCACACTATCATAATACTTGATATAAAACCAACGATTGAGATAATTGTCATCGGCTTTCTTATCTTTTTCGTCTTGCCCTATCCAAACCTCGTCAGGATCTTTCATTACCTCGTTGATAGTGTCAAGGTATTTTGTTCTGAAAGCACGCTTTTTCTTGGTGTCGGTGGTATGCTCATCAAAACTTTTTTTATCCATGTGCCATGTTCGATTGCTGAAGTCTTCGATAGGCAACACCTCTTCACTTTCCACAACCTTTTTGTGCAAGTTCCACCAATCGGCAGCTTTTCCCTCGTACCAGTTTATCTTTTTCGTGGCATCACGAACAAGTTGCTTGTAAGAATGTTTCAGTCCCCAATCGTCGGGTGTAACCTTATCCATTAGCTTTGTAGCCCTGTTTGGGAACTTCTTAACATACATCTGATTGGCATTGAAGACGTGCTGCCTCTTGCCCGGGTTATGGTCGAAGTGCGAAGCAACAGAATTTGACCACTCTACAGAACCAAAGAACTCATCTACCGTCTGCTGTGATGCTTGGACGATACTCTCGTTGGCCTCGTTCCTAAGCAATGGCTTTACCCTGCAACGGCACTTCCAACCATTGGGCGGATAGATTTTGTCCCAACGTGGGTCTTTGACTTCAAGGATTACGCCATTGAGTTTACGATGTTCTTCCCTTACTCTGTCATCACCTGCCGTAACGTATTGCCAATAAGGAAAGCGGTTAGCCTTTTTGATTAACCTTTGGTAGTTTGCTGCCGACTCAGCCGTAAGGTTTGCCGTATCATATTCCGTTTTTTGCCATACCTTGTTGAACTTGTTGCATACCTTTGCAGCCTCTCTTGAGAACTCTTCAAAGGTTTTTGCTTTTCGGTAGAGTTGGTTTAGTTTCTGCACCTCTGCCAATGTCTTTGCAGCTGAGAAGTGGAAAAGGTTTTGCTCCATTGCCGTAACGAATGCAGGGTCTAAGTTGTCGTAGACGTAATCGGCATTGTTTACAGGGCGTTTAAATGCCGTGTGAATGGCATTTAAAAGGTCGTTGGAAAGATACTCGAAGAGTTCTGCATCGAAGTAGGAGGCTTTGCCATTTGCCACTCGCTTAATGAGACGGTTGTCTAAGGTGTCATCACTCAAGTTCGTGAGGGATTGTGATTTCGAGTTCGCCCCCATCGTCGTGGGGGCTATGGCGAAAAAATCCCTTAAACGCTTTAGCAAAGAGCGGTCGGAGAGTTGGGCTTTCGTCTTTGGTTTTGCCTCCTGCTCGGTTGGTTCTCCTTCCTGCTCAATATCTGCCTGCTCAAATGTTGGAACCTCTCTGCGTGCTATTGGCTCATCGCCTTCAGGCACAGGGATAGAATATTTTTCGTGTAAGTAGCTTTGCGGTATGGGCAGAATATCGGAAAGCTGCACAATGTCTGACACGGAGAGTTGCTCGGCTGATTGCGGAAAAACAAACTTACCACCACCCACAGGGTAGCCCCTTGCCTCGAGCATCGGCAAAACGTGGTTGTTCAATACACGCTGCACAAAACGCATATCGCTGCGGTTCTTGCCCTCCTCTACCTCTTTGTGTACCTCGCCAAGGGAGCGTGCACCATTCTCGCCCTGCACCGTTGTGAGCGTTTGCCCCAATATGGTAATGAGCATTTCTTCGTTGCAAGCCTGACGGAACTCGTTGTACGATGTGCCACTACCATTATTGCCCGACTTTGTTTCTACTTCTGCCTCCTTCGGTATAATAATGTAAGGCGCACTTCCAGCCTCTTCCATAGGCTGCTCCAACAATATTTCAAAACCTCATCAATGCAATTGCGCCAATCGGGGAGAAAAAAACAAAAAAAACTTTGGCAGACTGTAAAAAGTTTCCTATCTTTGCAGCGTTCAAGTTTTTTAAAAACCAAGAGGCGGCTCTATGTCGTCCGATGCACTGCATGCGGGCTTTTTTTATGCCCTTGTGGAAACCATATTTGCAGTGTGCTAACCCCGTGATACAGCTGTAATGGCTGTGTCGGTCTCTTGGTTATAAGACTTGAACAGCGGGAAGTGGCACACTGCTTTTTATAAAAACTGCCAATGTTCAAAATTATAATCAAAAATGCAAAACAACATTGAAAAGCAAGCTGCGGGCTTGCAAGTATTCGACAACAACAAGTTAGGTGTACGCATTCGTACACAAGTTATCAACAAAGAGCCATGGTTTGTAGCCAAAGACGTATGCCATGTATTGGGCATACAAAACGCTCGTCAAGCAATGGCTAAAACCTTAGACGAGGACGAAAAGGGGGTATATACTATATACACCCTTGGAGGAGCGCAAAAGATGAACCTTATAAACGAGTCGGGGTTGTACCACTTAATCTTCCAAAGTCGCAAACCCAAGGCACAAACATTTCGCCGTTGGGTAACAGGCGAGATACTTCCGAGCATTCGCAAAACAGGGCGTTACGAACGCAAACGCAGCCTTTTGCCAAGAGAGAAAAGCGAGGAAATGCGCAGTTTCTTTGATGAGCTAACCCATTGGACTACTCCCGAGGACGAGCGCACGATAGCCAGAGAGATGAACGTAACACAAAAGCACGTCCATGCAGTGGTGCGTGGTTGGCGACAGAGCTATGGTGTAACCTGTATGCTTGTGGAGCAAGCCAAGGATAACCATACTAAAGGCATTTGCCGTCCGCCCCACAGCGTGTCAAGAGAAAAAGAGATGAACGAATTAATGTTGGAATTTAAAGCGCTATAACCATGGAAAAATACCCCGAATTGCTCGAAATACTTGAATCGGGCTATGCCACAGAATTAACACAAACCCTACTCGATAGCATTCAATGTTACGCTCGTGCGCTTGCTGCAGATAACATTTGTATGGGCGAGAGAGACAGCGAAAACCTTTATAACCTAACATGGTTATTAAAAGCCTTGCTGAAAGATTGCCATAACATAGACGTTCAATAACTTGCTATAATAAAAAAAAGCTGCTAATCGCTTGACGGTTAGCAGCCTTTTTCGTATCTTTGTATAAGATATAGCTGCACTCGGCAAATGGAAAATAAATTTTCTTTGCGCTCGCTTGCAATATCTTTGTATAAGATATAGCTGCACTCGGCAAATGGAAAACAAGTTTTCTTTGCGCTCGTTTGCAATATCTTTGTATAAGATATAGCTGCACTTATAAATATGCGCAATACATTTTTATTTCGCATAAACTTTCAATGAATGAGCCTCTAAAAGAGCATCATTTTTCGATACTTATTGTTTCGATTTCTAAAACCTATTGTTTTAGCGTGCCAAACAATAGGTTTTGCATCGTCAAACAATAGGTTTGACAACCTCAAACAATAGCTTTTACAAAACACACCAAATAATATCATTATGAAAACATCTATTAAAAACACGCAACAAGCTAACACAGAACAACTTAACACAGTATTTAGAGAGTGTCAAAAATGCCACCAAACAAAACCCATAACCGAGTTTGAACGTTTCCCCACAGGCACACACCGACACGTATGCAATAAATGTAAATATATACACTATTCGCTGCCTGCACATTGGCGATGGTGCATGAAAAAATAAAAAAAACACTGCACTCGTTTGGCAATGCGTAGGGGCGTGATTTTTTCGCAAGCTCAACAACTCGTATCACGTTCCTAATATATAAACCATACGCAGGTTGTTAGGAACGTGGTGAACCACGCCCCTACAAAGCACCACCCCGACTTCTGCCCCATTGGGGGAGGATTGGGGAGAGGCTTTCGTAGGGGGAAAGGCTTTTAGGATTACAAAACATCTACCAACCCTATACGTTACACCGATTTTATATATATCTTTGCATAAGATATAGCTGCACTCGGCAATTTGTAAACAAGTTTACATTGCGCTCGCTTGCAATATCTTTGCATAAGATATAGCTGCACTCGGCAATTTGTAGGGGCGTGATTTATCACGTTCCTAAATAACTAAAAGGGATTTCTCGTAGGTGCTAGGAACGTGATACGAGTTGTTGAGCTTGCGAAAAAATCACGCCCCTACACGGAAAAACAAGTTTACATTGCGCTCGCTTGCAATATCTTTGCAAACGAAACGCTTAACGCTCAACGCTTAATATAAGGTAAACAATACAAAAAAATAATCATGATTAGAAAACAAATTAATTATTAACTCACTAAAAACAGAAAGGACAAACAAAATGGCAGTATTTTACAAGAAGTACAAACTCAAAAACAAAAACGCAAAAACAAAAGATTACACCTACGCAAGAGCCGTAAGCTCGGGAACAGTACACACTACTGACCTTGCCGAAGTAATACAGCGAAACTGTACCTGTAAGAAAAGCGACGTTTTGGCAGTGCTTGCCGAACTCGTAGAAGTGATGCAAACCGAATTGCAAAACTCTCATCGTGTACACCTTGATGGATTTGGAGCATTCAAAATCGGAATCAAATCAAAGGGCGAAAAGGAAGAAAAAGACTTCAACCCAAGCAAAAACATCATTGGTATGAAAGTACTCTTCCAACCCGAAATGCGCATCTCTCCCAACGGTGTCAGAACCAAAGCATTGCTCATGGGCGCAAAGGTAAAAGAGGCACAAAGCCTTGTTGATGTTAGAGAGAAAAAGGGCAAGACTACACCATCACAACCAGGCAGTGGAGGCGACCCTGCACACCCATAAAAAACACACCAAGAAATCACTGTTTATATTCTCTTTTTCTTTATTTTTTTTACAAGCTGACAGAAGCCGACCGACTGCGATAGTTAGTCGGCTTCAACTAATTTTAAACACTACAAAAAACACAAATGAAACAACACAATACTTTAAAATACCTCATCATTCACTGCACCGCCACCCCTGAGGGTCGTGAGGTGTCTTCGGCAGACATTCGTCGTTGGCACACCGACCCTATCGACAAAGGGGGCAGAGGCTGGCGACAGGTGGGCTACACGGACATCTTCCATTTAGACGGACGGGTGGAACGCATGGTGGGCAACAACGAGGACATGACGGTGGACGCCTTCGAGATAACCAATGGCGCACGAGGCTACAACGCTGTGGCTCGCCACATTGTCTACATAGGCGGTGTGGACGCTAAGGGCAACCCGAAGGACACTCGCACTGCGGAGCAGCGCAAGGCTCTAACGGACTATGTGCGCGACTTTCACAAGCGTTTCCCTGGGGTGCGCATCATTGGGCATAACGAGATAGCTCCCAAGGCTTGCCCCTCCTTTGATGTACAGAAGTGGCTGCGCGAGATAGGAGTAACGAAATAAGACCAGTCGGACAGGTCTGACCCCGTCCGACTCGTCCTTAAAACAAACAATAAAAGCAATGGCAGACACTATACTACAATTCTTGCAATGGGCAATACCTTCAGGAGGTATAGGTGCTGCCATTGCGTGGATAGTAAACCGCCGTGTACGCACAGCGGAAAACAAAAAGAAGGTAGAAGACACCTATAAGCAAATGTACGACATGGTGAGTACAGAGCTTATAGAATTACAGAAAAAAAGCAACGACAACTATGACAAAATGGAACAACTACGCCTTGAACACGACAAAACAAGGCGTGCGCTCAACCGCTTATCGAGGGCTATCGAGGCTATTCAGCTTTGTCCTCATCGGGCTGCTTGCCCTGTGTCTCGGGAGTTGCAAGTCGAAACAGACGGTAACGACACAAAGCACACGCACACAAAGCGACTCGCTCAGCCAAAGAAGCAGCTTCCAAACAAGCAACCTGCTTCAAAGCGTGGCAACAATAGAGATGCAACAGGTAGCTGCCGACACAACGACGATGAGCCTACCGATGACGAGCCTCCTTGATTTGCCCGACAGTGCTGTCTTTCGACGGCAAAGCGGACGACTCGTAATAGAAGCCTATCGTAGGGCTGGTAACATCTATATAAGAGGTACAACCCAACCGATAGGGCGAGAGGTAAAGCAGCAGCTCGTAACAACACAGACGAAAACTGCCAATGCCAGCAACACGCAAAGGGCAGCAACACGCAGCGAGCAACACCACTCGCACACAAAGGTAGTAACAACACCTCCAGGGGCTTACCCCGTTGGCGTATTAATATTTTTAGCACTGGCTCTGCTCGTAGGCATAGCATCATACACAAACATTAAATATATAAGAAAATGGAAACAACAGTAAACGACGGTTACATTATGCTGCTCGATGCCATCTATTTTGGTGGCAAAAAGATAGGCAACATTTCGCAAGACGGCATAGATTGGGGCGGCGACAATGCCGAGTATATTAAGGTTTATGCAGCACAGGTGCGCACGGGTCCTGTCAAGAAAATGCGCAAGAAAGGAGCATCAAATGTTCTCAAATGCAATCTTATCGAACTGCTCCCCGATAACTGTGCGGACGTAATGGGTGGCACTATCATTGACGATGGTTGGGAAGCCCCAGCCGACAACATCGCCTTGGAAGCTCCTGTAAAGATTCTTAGTGGTACAGGGCAAACCATCGAGGTGTCTCGTGCATCGCTCGAAGCAGTAGTGCGTGGCAAAATTGGTGGCGACGACCCACTACATATCGAACTTGAACTTGAGGTATTGCAACCTACTAACGGAGGTGCTCCTTTTAGAATTGTGAAAACAAAACCGTTCATCGAAGCCGAACCAACGACTCTTGAATTTAAGAAAGGTGGCGAAAGCAAGCGAGTAAACTTATCGGCAAGCGGTGTGTTCTCTATGGGGAAAGTACCAGAAGGCTTTGAGGTAGATACCACAGGCGGAAAGGTTGTTGTAACAGCCACACCAAATAGCACTTCTTCAAAGCGCACAGGTAGTCTTGTGTTTACGCTCAAAGACAACCCTGAAAAGACGGTTACCATCACACTTTCGCAAGCAGGTTAAGGCATGAAACATAAAGAAGTAGAATTGGAAACATCTGAAGCCCTTATGGACATTGGTGTTTCCATTCCACTTAAAGAGTGGAAACTCCCATTTATAAACAAGCACATCGGTCTGCGCCTAACAATGCGACGACCCAAACTCGGCAACCAAATACGCATTGCACACAAATATCTTTCTATGGGTGTAACCTACGAACAAATACAGGCTTTCACCAAAGACGAGCAAATGCTGTTTCTTGCCCAGCACGGAAAAACTGTCGCTCAAATGGTAGCACTCACCATTCTTCGTGGAAAACTATCGGGAATATTCGCACCCGTGTTGGCGTGGTTGCTACTGTGGCTTGTGGACGATACCTTCTTGCTACTTGCCAATCTGCACTTTATTCCATTAATTGGAACGCAGCATTTTACGAATATTATCAGGTCGATAGAGTGGAGCAATCCGCTAACACCACGCCTGAGCCACAAAAGAAAGGGGAGTTAAAGGGACACTTTGAAGGCTCTCATAGCCCCTTCGGTTTTATTTGGCAAATTGCCGATGCAACAGGGTGGACGGTGGACTACATTCTTTGGGGTGTAAACTATCAAACGCTACTGATGATGCTTGCTGATGCACCAAGGTATGTGGAATCCTCGGACAAGTCCGACAAGTCCGACAAGTCCGACAAAACAAACAAAGTAGATAAAACGCCTAAAACAGTACTCGGATTCTTTCAAAGCAAACTAAATGGATAATTCAATCAAAATGGAATACCTCTTCGGTGGCGACCTTATCGATAAGACAAAGGAAGCTGCCAGGGAAACTGCCAACCTCTCAACGGCTGCTGAAAGGGCTGCTGCCGCTGTGGCTGAACAAATAACAGCACAGAAAGCCGTGGTTAGTCGTGTAGAAAACGACTTAAAAAGTCTGCAAAAGCAATACGAGCGTATGGCTCCAGGCAAAGCCCAAATGGAAATGGAAGCCGAATTGCGAGCGTGTAAAGTTTGCTTAGAAGAAGAGAAAGGCGCACTCGCTGCCCTCGAAGCCGAACACAAAAAAGCAACAACATCGGTTGGTAAACTTACAAAGGAATATCGATCGCTTATACAGGAAATGGCACGTATGCGCCTTGCTGGCGAGGAGGGTTCTGCACAATATCAAGCCATGGCAAAGCGAGCAGCCGAACTCTGCGACACTTTGGGCGATGTTCGGGCGCAAACCAAAGCTCTTGCCTCTGACGATGCTAATTGGGAAGCAATGGCATCGGGACTCAACGGCTTGAGTGGAGCTATCACGGCAGGAACAGGCGTAATGTCGCTTTTCGTGGGCGAGAATGAGGAGTTGGCACGCGTACAAACACGCTTGCAAGCCGTAATGGCAATAACCATGGGTATGCAACAAACGTTTAATGCGCTTAACAAAGATTCTGCTTTCAGCACCATAGCCCTCACAAAGGCAAAGAAACTGTGGACAGCGGTAAATATTGGACTTGCAGAATCGCTCGGTATATCTACCGCAGCAGCACAAGCCCTTATGGCAACCGTAACGCTTGGACTATCGGTGGCAATAGTAGGACTTATCGCTCTATGGAATAAACACAATAAAGCTACTAAAGATGCAGCCAAAGCTGAAAATGATATGGTTGCATCAATGCGTGAGGGTTCTCGTGCGGCAGCCGTGCAAAAGGCAAAACTTGATATTCTCTATAAGGCTACACAAGACAATACAAAAAGTTTAAAGGAGCGCAAGGTGGCTGTGTCTAACTTGCAAAAGCAATATCCTGCCTACTTTGGTAACATGAAAACAGAGGCTATTCTTGCAGGAAAGGCAGCTGCCGCTTACCGCCAATTGGCTGATGATATTATCAAGGCTGCCATGGCGCGTGCCTACGAAAAGCGAATCGAAAAACTTGCAGAACGCCAAGCTGATTTGGAACTATCCAAAGCTGGTTTGGAAAAATACTTGCACGACAACAAAGCTAATTACGACAAAGCGCAGAAAAACCGCCGTGCCGAAAAGCAATATACCAAAGATGTAACAGGCGGACTAACAGCTGGCTTTGCCGAAAGTGGTATGGCGCAACAATTTGCCGAGCAACGCATCGACCCAACCATAAAGGCTTACGACCAACGCAATAAGCAGCTAAAAGGTATTTGTCAAGAAATGGAGGCAAACCAAAGAGTTATCAATACTTTATCGGCAAAGGTTATAGCCTACAATCCTGAAGTAAACAGGGTTGAAAGCAAAGGCTACAATATGCCAACGGAAACAAAAGTCAAAAAAGAAAAACAAGTAAAAAATGAAAAGGAGGACTTAACCAATGAAATAAATGAACTTGGCGAACTCGAACTTGCTGCTCGCAAAAAAATAGAAGAAAGCCGTGTTGCCCTTATGAAAGAGGGATACGAAAAGCAACGTGCCGAAGAACTACTACACTACGAAGAGGAAAAACAGCGCATCAACGAAGAAGAGGCAAAGCGCATGGCATTGGTTCAGAAATTGCGAAAAGGTGGCGTTGTTGTAACTCCAGAACAAGAGGCGCAAATTGGTATTGATGCTGCCAAACAGCGCATACAGGCTGCTCAAATGTATGGCGACAAACTAACAGCTATCAACGAAAAGGAAAAGAAAGAATATGACGATAAAGTAAAAGAGGAAAAACAAAAGGAAGAAGAATCCTTAGATGCTTTACTCTCGAAATACAAAGACTATAATGCTGAACGTATAGCCATAGAAACCGCCTATACAAAAGATATGGTGGCATTGTTAGGCAGGAGAAATAAGGACAACTACAAAGAAATAGATGCAGCCTTAGCGGAACTTGAAAGGGCAAAAGAAAAAGCCTTAAAAGAGGTAACCAACAAGGAACTTAACGAAATGAAAAGCAGTGCCTCTATTTTCGTAGAGATGTTTGAAAACTCATCGGAAAAGAGCATCAAGCAAATCAACCGCATTATGCGTAAGCTCGCCGACCTTAAACTTTACATGGACGCTATGGCACGAGGAGAACTTAATGCAGAGGGTGCAGTAGTTGTTAAGAACAAAAAGGGCGAAACTAAACGTACCATTACTGCCGAAGATATTGCTAAAATGGGCATCACTCCCGAGCAATTAAAGCGATTGCAAGAATCGCCCGAAGCCTTAAAAGCATTCATGGAGCAATGGCAGAAGCTACGACAGGAAACCTTAAAGAAGAACCCTTTTAAGGCTCTCGGAGCTGCCCTTAAAGACTTGTTTAAAAAGGACTCTGACGAAGAAGACAAAGGAGCAAAAATAAAACGATTAGCTCTTACGGCTGCTGGTTGTGCTGACGAAATAAGTAAAATAGCAGGTGGACTATCCGAAATGTTCGACCAAATAGGCAATCAAAGTATGGCAGAAGCAATGGATAGCGTGCAAAGCATCATGGGCGGTGTTTCTAATATTGCCAAAGGCTTTGCTAATGGTGGCGTATTCGGCGGTATCATGGCAGCCGTTGGCGAAACTATTAATATTATAGGTAAGGCTTTCAGTGCGAAAGCACGCCATAGGGCTGCCCTCGCTGCCATTATGCAAGAACAAATTGCACAACAACAAGCCTACAATTTATTATTAATGCAGGAGGCATTACTATACGAAAGAGGTACAACGGCTTTCGGGACTGACCGTTACGGAAAGGCTACTAATGCTATATCAGTAATGAAGAAAGCTACCGAGGATTTTGCAAAGGCATGGAAGAAAGCCAACGATATTAAAGTAGTAACAGGGCATAAGAGGACAGGTCTATTCGGCTGGGGAAAAGGTAAGGATACTTATTCCACCATATTGTCGCAATACCCCAAACTTATAGATGCACACGGGAAGTTTAATGTTTCACTTGCAGAGTCTATATTAAAAACTCGCAAGATGGATGATGAAAGCAAAGCTGCCCTGCAAAACCTCATAGACCTTGCTAAACAACAGGAAGAGGCATGGAAAGAAATACGAGGTTATTTGACGGATATATTCGGAGAACTCGGTAATACAATAACCAATGCGCTTGTTGATGCTTTTCGCAGTGGCACAGATGCAGGCAAGGCTATGGCGGAGAGTGTGGGAAAGATGTTGGAAAAAATGGGGACTGATATGATTTATTCTGCCGTGCTTCAAAAGTACTTCTTAAAGGCGCAAAAGGAAATGGAGAAGTATGCCACCGATGAACACCTATCGGAGGAAGAACGCTTTGCTGCCTACGCTCGTATATTGGACGAACTCACGGCTGGCGTTTCGGCTGATAGTGGTAAGGCTGCTTCATTGTTAGAACAATTCAAGCGTATGGCTGCCGAACGTGGCATCAATATATTTGGCGGTGGGGCTGAACAACAAGGACGTGCAGGCAGCCTTGAAACAATGACACAGGCACAGGGTACGAAACTCGAAGGACTGATGACGTCGGCACAGATACATCTTGCATCGCTCGATATAAAGTTTGAAGATGTGGCAAAGCAAATGACCCACGCCACAACCCACCTTGCAAAGATAGAAAAGAATACAGCATACTGTCAGCGATTAGAAGGCATTGCTACCGATATTGCCGAACTGAAACGCAACGGAATAAAAGTGAAATAATGGTTATGGATATACTCGAAAATCAAGCATTGCTCAACGGAAAGGATATTTGGAAAGAATATCATGCTTTCCTTAGAGAGGAGAAAGAGGGCGAACAAAAGAATCTTGAAGCCCTGCTGACACCAGCCAAGATGAAGGCACACGTGGCGGTAGCCTTCCGCGAAGAGGACGGCGAGAAGTATTCCGACCGTCTGTCGCCAAGGAGTGAAGCCCGCGACATAAAGCTGCACTTCGCCATCATAGCAGACAGCAAGGCGCAATTCTTACAGCGTTACCGCCGCTTTGTTCAAGCATTGAAGACAGGCAACGACGGGTGGCTCGTTTGGAATTTTCCACCGCTGGCACTTGAAATTCGCACCTTTGTAACGGAATTTACTCCTTTCGATGCCCTTACCAACCTTTGGGTGGAAGAAGCGCACTGCGGGGCATTCCATGCCGTATTCCGTGAGCCGAAGCCCACCTTTTAACGAACATTTAAACGATATTTAAATAGCGTTCAAACGATGATAGAAATTTTCACGAAAGAAGACACGGTACGCTGCATAGCCGATAGTGCAAATGGTAGGCAAGATAAGCAGCTGCAAGGCGATAACACCTTATCGCTGACATTCACGCTGTACGAATACGTGCAGCTGGACGTGAACGACTATGTGGACTTCTGCGGCGAACGCTATTGGCTGATGGAACGTTTCAAGCCCCGCATGAAGAGCACGAAGGAATGGGAGTACAACCTGACGCTGTATGGCATTGAAAGTCTCGTAAAACGCTTTTTGGTTATCAACTACACCGACGGCGAAAATACCCCTATCTTTACGCTTACCGCCCCTGCTGCGGAGCACGCAAAAATAATACTAACGTCGATAAACAACGCCATCGGCAAGCAGCTTTTTAAGCTGGGGGAAGTAAAGAAAACGGAAAATCTCGTCATCGACTACAAAGGCACGTATTGTAACGATGCTTTGGATATGCTCGCCAAGGCGGCGAAAACGGAATTTTGGTTTGAGAACGGCACGACACTCAACATATCAAAGGCACAATACGGCGAGCCTTTGACACTGGGCTATCAAAAAGGACTTGTTTCCTTGTCGCGCGAAAAATCCGACAATGTGAAATTCTACACCCGCCTTTTCCCGTTGGGCAGCACGAAGAACATTGACCGCGATAAATACGGGCACACGCGTCTGCAATTGCCGGGTGGGCAGAAGTACGTCGATAAGGACGTGGATAAGTACGGTGTGGTGCATCATTTTGAAGAAGCTGCCTTTGCCAACATCTACCCACGCCGCATCGGTACGGTATCGGCAGTACGTTCGCATGAGCGCACGGGGAAAGACAATAAGCCCTTCACCATATATTACTTCAAAGACAAGGATTTGAACTTCAACCCCAACGATTATAAAATAGGTGGGTACGTCATGCGCGTAGCCTTTCAGGAGGGTAGCGAGCTTGCCGGGCAGGGCACGAGCGAGGAACATTATTTTGAAGTAAACTATGATGATAAAGCGAAAGAATTTGAAATTATCACCATCTTCCCCAACGACACGATGCAAGTGCCGGGTGGCGTGCTTGTGCCGAAGATAGGCGACAAATACATATTGTCGCACCTACGTATGCCTGATGAATACTACCCGCTTGCCGAAAAAGAGTTCTTGGAGGCGGTAAAGAAATTCAACGAAGAAAATTTCGTAGATAACTCGGTATATAAAGCTGACACCGACCATGTGTGGGTGGAGCAGCAGCATGCCGACTTCTTCCTTGGCAGACGCATACGGCTTGAAAGCGCAGAATATTTTGCCCCCATTGGCTATCGTATGAGCCGTATTACCCGCCTTTCGCGCCGTGTAGACTTGCCTTCGTTGGTAAGCCTCGAAATAAGCGATGCCGTGCCAAAGGGCAAGATTGCATCAATGGAAGGCAGCATCAACGACGTAAAGCATTATATAGGCGAGGTTGTAAATGACATACCCGACATTATCGCCAGTGGCGATGACACCCAACCGGGAGAGCACAACGTATTTTCCGCAAAGCGGGCGTTAAAGGAATTTCTTAACAAGAACACACCCGACACGGCGCGAGAGTTGATAACCTTTTTGCGGGGCATCGCATTGAATGGCGGTGCAGGTATCGACGGAGCGGGTAACGCTATATTGAAAGCTATTCAGACGCTGGGCTTTGAAAGGACGATAAACGGCTTTGGTGTTTGGCTCGATGAGAAGGGGCGTGCCCATGGGCAAATAGATTATTTGGAGGTGATAGGCAAGGCTATATTCCGTTCGCTACAAATCGACGAGTATAAGCACATCGGCGGCAACATCGTTCTGTCAGGCGCAAATGCCATCATAGAAAAAGTTGTGCCTGTAACGGGTGGCTGGAAGTGCTACCTCCACACGGACGATGGCGACAAAGCTATTACCAACGACTGGTTGCCAGGCGACCAAGCACTGTGCCAAACGTTCAATATAAGGGCAGGTGTTTATGAGAGCGTCAGCAATACGTATTACTGGCGTTGTGTGTCGGAGGTTGGACAAAAGACCGACACCGAAGAAGCGTATATCGTTATCACGGACGATGACGCCTATCGAGATAAAAGCATAGAAAACGATGAGCCGAAGGCTGGCGACAATGTCGTGCTGTGTGGGCACAACACGCTGTGGGATATTGCCCACGGCGTAGAGCCGACGCTGCACCGCCATAGAATGAATGTTACGATGATAACCACCTCAAAGGAGGAGGGCGGAACAATAGAGGTATACAGGAATATTCACGACTTTTCGCTGAATAAAGGTAACGCAATATTTCATTTGTCCAGCGACAAAATCTATATGAATAGCCGCAATTTCGAGTGGGTAAGCTCCGACGGCGAGCGTATTCCAAACGTATTATACCGTGGTGATTGGACACTGGGCACGGTGGCTGCGAAATATGAAGCGTGGTACTACAGTGGTGGCACGTGGCTTTCCCTTGTGGACGGCAATACCGATGAACCTACGGAGCAGTCGCCGAAGTGGAAGAAATATGCTGCCAAGGGTGAAGACGGCACATCGCCCTACACGGTGAGGGTACAGTCGGAAAGCGGCGGCAACGTCATACACAACGGACAGGGAGAAATCGTCCTTGTGGCTGCCGTCTTCCACGGAGAACAGGATATTACATCGACTTTGCAGCCTTATAATTTTTCGTGGGTCATTCAGACAGGCAATACCGACTTCGACAAGGCTTGGAATACACGACACGCAGCGGTTGGAAACAGTATCACCGTACGGGCTGAAGAAGTGAGCCTGAAGGCACAGATAGACTGTATGGTAGAAATTGAAAGATAAATTTATTCACTATAAAAAAAGAAAAATATGGCAACAGTAAAAGCAAGAGGTCAGGTAACTATTGTAGACCTCAACGATGCGAAGCAGGTGCAGCTCGTTATGAGCATCAAGCACCCAGTACAGATGTACAACCCTGACACAAAGGTATATACGCCTAACTTCGGTAGCGACAACAATGTGGTAACGCCAAAGGTGTATGTTACTGGCAATGGAACAAATTTAATAAGCAAACTCACTTCGTTGAAATACGAGGTTGGTGGAACTGTCGTGAATGCTGGGGCAACCAGTGGTCAGTATAGCGTTGCCACAATACCAGCAGGCGGTGCGCTTACCATTAAAGGCAACATAACAGGCAACTCGCTGCCAATCAAGATAACGGCAGTATATCACGATGATGATACGGCGCAGGACACCACGCTCGAGGCGCAGGGCTTTGTCGTGAAGACAGCGAATGCTGGTGCGCTCTTTCAGGTTGTCCTCACACAGCCAAAGGGTAACAGCTTTGATGCGGGCAACAATATCTCCACCCTTACGGCGGAAGCCAAGTGCTACCGTGGTGGCACGCAGGACACGGACGGCATCACTTACAAGTGGTACTCGCTGAACTTGAAGACGCAGGCGTGGGAGCTTTTTTCAAGTGGCACTGCAACTGCCGCAGGTGTATCAACACTCACCGTAAAGGCAGATGACGTGCTGAATGTTCAGACATTCAAAGTTGAAGCCATCGACGGCACTGACAAGGCGGAAGCTATCGTAACATTCGAGGACAGGACAGACCCCTATACATTGGAGCTTTTTTCGCCAACAGGACTACAGATAAAGAACGGACAGGGCTCAACGACGCTTTGCGCTCGCCTGTATCGTGGAGAAGAACGCATCGAGGACGAAAACACGACCTCAAAGAAATTTACCTACACGTGGAGCAAGTATGGCAAGAATGGCGAAAAGTCCGTTTTCTCGGGAACATCTTCAAACCAAAAGACAGGCAACCCTCTTGTGGTGGAAGCCAAGGATATAGACCAAAAAGCGACATTCTATTGTGAAGTCAGTCAATAAGCGAACCCTCACACCCATAAACCCCTAACCGCTCCCCTTACCTCAAACGTAAGGGGAGCATAAAAAACCAAAAACACATGGCAGAAGTAAAAGCAAGAGGAAAAATAACCATCGTAGACCTTCACGACGGCAAACCGGGCAAACCGGGCAAAGACGGCATGAACGCAATATCTTTGAACGTTACGCCTTCAACTTTTGTATTTGAAACAGACACCAATGGAACTATATTGAACAGCACACTTGCCGCAAAAAAAGGGTTAGTGAGGCTATATGATGGTGTCAAAGAGGTTATACCTGCCTTCGTATCAGTGAAACCGTATAGTTGCAGTGCTAAGGTCGTAATGGGTGAACTTACATTTTCGTCAATCGACCCAAACGCTTATAGTGGAAAGGTGGAGGTTACGGCAACCTATAAAGGTGAGGATAGAACTGCAATAGTAGAATGGATGATTTCCACAATGCAGAAAAACGAAGCCAAGATAATTGGACTCGAAAACAAGATGATTGGACTTGAGACTTCTCAACAACAATATGACAGCCGCATAGGAGCCATAGAAACAAGTGTTGGAAAGGTGGAAACCACTGCCAAGCAAATAAGCATTGAGTTGAAGAATCAAGTCATAGGTGGCACAAATCTACTCAAGGGAGCAAGCCTAAGAAGTGATGAAGTTTCTTTGATTAAAGGCAAAAGTCATAAAATATGCATTCACGAGACCATCAATATACGCAGAGATAATCAAGGGCATAACGTGCACCCCTATCTTGAAATAAACGTCAGCGGAAGAACACAAGACCTCTACTCTTCAGGACGTTTTTGGACGTGGCTTGAAGCAGGAAAGACTTATGTATTTTCAATGTATTACAAAGTATTTGGTTATGCAACTTCAACTTTATCAATTGCCGTTGCCCGAAGTAACGAATATACAGGTGATGCTACCAATTGGCTTAACGGAGAGGGCGAAGACACTATAATCAAAGATTACAATTGGCATCGCTACACCCGCAGATATGCAATCAATACCACAG